AACCCCCTAAATCTGTTTGTTAATGCCTGGCTTTCTTCACAGGCTACTAATATTTTCATTCTATTTTAGTTTTATCGTTAATAATCCGGCACGAACCGCTAATATCCGTTTGTGGCTATTATTTTTCCGTCTTTGTGTAAAATACCATCTGAGTAAGGTGAATATCCCCCGCCAGTGCAATTATACATTGCGTTTATACGTTTTAATTCTTTTGTTTTCATTTTTTTATTGTTTTTCGTTCTCCATTTGTTCTAATTTCTTGCGTAATTCTTCTATTTCTTGTTCTTTTTCTTTCTTGGCCTTTTCTTTTATTTTTTCTTTCTCCTTGTCGAGAAATTTTTTGACATCGTTATATATTTTTTCGAGTGTTTCTGCCGTGTAGTTAAGAGGCATCTCTATTGTATTTTTGTATTCGGCTATTTCAACTTTCTCAAATCCCATTGAGTATTCTCTGTCTTTTGTAAAATATAAACTAATTTCGTCGTAAATACTATTACCATATTGCATAATAACATGCCGTTCAATAGGAGTTCTGCCAACAAAATCTGCGTATTCGTCGGCCAGCTTTTTCAGTTTTTTGATTTGTTCTTCCATTGCTTTAAATTTTAGTTTAGTTTGCCTACTCTATCATGGCTTTTCGGACTCCGCCATTTTTCCGTAAAGATACGAATAGTTTGATAAACAACAAACCAAAAGTTACTTATTTACATGTATTTAACTAAATAGATTTGTTTTTTACGTTTGTTTTATTCGTCACTGTCAATCATATAGCACTTTGTTGCCGTACCTCTTTGTTTTCTTGTGTCTATCATTTTGTTTGAATCAATAAGCACCATTGCGCTTGCTATTATTTCGGGGTTCTCGTAGGTTCTTGCAACCCTTAACTTTAATCCTAAAAAGTCCTCCACTTGTTTTTTGGTCAACTTTTCGGAGTAAATTCTCGGATCGTCTGCCATCAGATTAATAACTGATCCAAAATATTTTTCAATTTGCCAAAACATTGTTCCCATTTTATTCTTAATTTTATTTATTCGTAAATATACATTCCTAAATCAACTATATGTCCACAAATGTCGGTTGTCGTTACATTCAATTCTTCAACTTTAGTTCCGATAATAAGGCGGTTACTGCCTTTTGCGAGTTTTCCGGTGTACATTGAAATATCAGCTCCAGCACCAAGTGCATACATTTCTTTGAGAGTAAGTTCAGCCTCCCGGTAAATTTTAACATCCGATTTCTTAACGCTTTTCCATTCAATAAACAGAAAAGTATCCGGCACGAAAGTCCTATTCATAATTCCCAAATTATAAAGAACCTCTTCACGTGTGGCAACGTTACCGTTCAGTTGGTCTCCGAATTTAGTGGCATTGTTTTCGTGCCATGAAAAACGAACGGTTATTATTTTTCCGTTATTGTTATTCGTGTAGGTAACATACACGCTTTCGGTGGTTTTACTTTCATTTACGGTTGTAACGATAAAAGGAAATTCGGAAAAATCGAATAAATCATAAGATACGTGATAATTTCCGTTACCTATTGGATTGTCCTGTCTGTCAGATTTTGCTTTCATTGTTATTTCATTTAGTTTTAATTATTGTTTTCTGCCGTTGTTTTTTCTGTTTGTTTTCTGCCTCCACAAGGCCATATTTTCTGCGTTCATGTTTTCTGCTTTGCAAATGAATATGGGAGAGTGCAAAATACACCCTCCCGATTGATTGTTATTTGTTTATACCTTCAAAATATCGAAGGAGCGTCGTAAATCTTTCGATGTATTGGTTTTTTATGTAATCGTTCAATATTACTCCGCTTCTTTCGTTTTCGATCACCGTGCCCGAAAAATCGATATTTAACATCTTACATGCAACCTCCGTAAAATGTTCGAGCTTCTTGTCGAGGTAATTTATATCAATGTTTCGATATCCTCCGTTTTTCAACCCATCGATAATTTTGTTTATAGGATCAATAAGCGTTACGTCGATAATAAATTTATTCACGACGTCGTTTTCTATGTTTAGTGTTGCTTTCATTTTATCTGTTTTTTGTTTTCTGTTTAGATTATTTCAAATCTGAATCTATTCTTTTTCTTAACAACCCGAAACCTATCCATTCTGCCCTTGCTATTAGTCAAAGAATACACGCCGTCCTCACCTTCATGCAGTTCAATACTTGTCGAATAAAAGTAATCATTCACCATCTTTGTTATTCTCTCCAGAGTAGGAGCACTTGCCAACAATGTTACTGTTTTCATTTGTCTAAAATTTAAAATAGTTCAACGATAATTCTTATTACAAAATAAGCAGCTGCCGATAAAACGGCAGTCCAGCATAAAATATCCATTAATTTTTCTTTGTTTTCGGCGTTCATTTTCTTTTGTTTTTTTTGTGATTGTTTTCTGTCTTATATAAATCCATAGGATAGGATGGCCGTTAACCACCCTATCCCTAAATTATTCAATCTTCTTCGAAGTATCCCCTTGCTTTCAAATATTCTTTTAACTCAAACGATTTAAAATCAATACTTTTGGCAATTATTTGCAATTCTTCGTCCGTGCAGTCCTCAATGTATTTGCAATAATCGGTATCAAAATCTCCGTCAAAATCGAGCCTCCCGATTAATCCTTTCGGATCGTCGTCCGAAACAAAATTGCCTGCTCCGTCGTAAATTTTTATCTTAATGAATCGGCCACGTTCGTCCCGATCCCGATAAAAGATATTATCGGCATTCAACTTCTGTAAATCCCTGAAGTTTAACTCGCCCAGAAAAGTTTTATGCCCGGCATTGTAAAATCTGCCGCCGCGTCCAATATGAAAAGCAACAATGATTTGGTTTTCTTTTGTTTTCATTTTTACTTAATTTTTAAAGTGAATAATTCGCGCCTGCGTTGTCTTTTTTTGAGTACACGAGCCGCTGCTTCGCTTCTCTCGCCCAAATTCAGGCCTGCAATAGCCGCGAGCCTTTCGGCGCTGCTTTTTGCGCCGATTGAATCCAAATATTTTTCTACGTCCATTTTAGTAAATTTTAATTGTTACCGACAATACTCCATATCCGTGCCGACGTCTTCGCCGAGCGTCGTATTTTCGCGTATAGTGCTATACACGTTCAGAATTTCGTACATTGTTTTTCGCGTTGTATAGTCGTATGTTTCGTTAAATTCAACATACTTGCCTCTATACTTTTTGTTTACTTGTTCTTTAGTTAGCGTTTTCATTTTGTTTTCTGTATTTAATTTGTTGTTTTTCGCGCCCATTTTCGGCGATTGTTTTTTTCGGTTGTTTTCTGCTCCAATACTTCGCATAAATAGGCAAAGAATCGGGAGGGTGCAAATAACCCTCCAAATTTTACATGTAAGCCTCAATTTCGGCTACTTTTTTGCTCTCTATTTCCTCCAATAACTCAATGTATTTTTTGAAGTTATTGAGAAAATAAAGCGCCTCTTCATTAGTCGCGAAGTCAACCCATTTTGAATAATCACCAGCGTAATAAAAGCCGGGACGTCCGTCTCCGTAGTCAGAATTTCGGCATACGTTTAAAACTCCGCTTTGATAATAGTAATCTTTTTTGATAACTAAATATTTATGAGTGTAATAACTCGCCGATTTTGTTACAAGCGAAAGATCACCGAGCTCCTCAATTTCGAGCTCCTCCATTTTTTTAATTACGATGTTAGCTAAATCCTCAACCTTGTTAGCTAAATTTCGCGACAGTCTTTTGTAGTCGTTTCGTTCGATAATTTGTTGTAAAGTTTTCATCTTCATTTAATTTTAAAAGTTAGTAATTTGTACCCGCTCGAACATTCAATGTTCACGCTCTTTTATTTTCAAAAAGCTAAAGCGGGTTATTTTTCTTCTTTATGCCATATAAAGGCCGCCGATTGTTTTTGTTCTTACTTTCATAAATTTATATTTCTGTGAATTTAACAATACTTTGACAGTAGTAATTTTCAGGATCGTGAGGCACAAGCCTCCCGATTGAAAATCCAACGCCGCCGCGCTTTTTTGTTAACTCGCGCGCTTGTCTTAACATAGAATCTAAAGATAAACGACCGTCCAACTGCATTAATGAATCACTCCCGCAGCCGGGCATTGGATACCTATCCTCAAAATTCATTTTACCTGCTTTGTTGTCCCATCTGCCTGCTGACAACCGCCAAATAAATACATATTTTTCTTTCATTTTAGTTTGTTTTTTTTGATCCTTTCGGATCGGTTTATATTATTTCTAAAAAATTAATCAACCCGCCGGCCGGGTGGCTTGCGTAATTGGGAGTTACGTAATAAATTTTATTATCGATCATAACCTCCCTTTTTCCAATCTTTTGTTTTCAAAGATTTAACGGAGGTTTAAGTGTTAAATACAAGGAGCAACAAAGCAGCGCATAACAGGTTGACCGTTTACGATAACAAATTGAACTTTATGAATTTTGAAAGTTACATCATCGAACTGCCAACGCCCGTTTATAAGGGAATAACTTCCCCCTTTTTTGCCGGTACTTTTGTACACTTCGATAAAATCATCGGTTTTTTTGCCAAAACTGTTACCCTCTATATGTACATCATCGGCGATGATTATTTTACTAAATTCTGAATTTGCAAAGGCATGACCGCCGATAAAATTACAATTCGGAATTTCAAGCGTGCCGGTACATTTACTGTTTTCAAAGGCGTAACTTTCTATCCTCTCCACTTTCCGCAGGTCGTAAACGCTTGTGAAGTTTGAATTTTCAAAAGAGCTTGCTCCAATCCACTTACATTTTGGAAAGTTAATTGCACCCTCAAAGGAACTGTTATAAAAAGCACGGCCGCCAATTTCTTTGACTTTCGGAAGTGAAATAATGCCGGTTAAATTTTCATTCTCAAATTGCCGATAATCGATTTTCCTTAATTTTAAAGTTTTCATTTTATTTAATTTTGTGCTCTTTCGAGCGGTTTATTTTAGTATTGTAAAGGTAACATCATCCAGAGAATCCGCCAAATATTTTGCGTTAAAAAACGTTAAATAAATAGTTAAACGTTGTTAAAACGCCATGCTACCAACACAAAAGAACTTATATTTTAGTACTTCAAAGATAGTAAATTATTCTATAAATTGTACTCTTGTACTCTATCTTTTATATATTCTTATATCGTCTTAACAGTTATTTACATGTGAGTAACGGAGCAAGTAACTGACAAGGTAACTATGTAGAATAATAATCCAATAGAAAAAAATTATAAGCCGGCTAATCGTATTGATAAAATCTATAAATGATAATCTATATAGATAGTTTCTATTAATGAACGTGTATAGAAAAATACTATATATATTCTATTTATATAGCAAATTTGAATGTGATAACGGTGTAGTGGTATTATAGATAAAATCTATATGACAGATATTTCAATAGATAAAATCTATCAAATATGTAAAGCCGTGCTTCTACTCATTTTTTTAAAAATCGGTATTTTGAAAAGTCGTTTATATTATTCTTATAATATAAAGTAAATCAAACTCCCATGTACAGCCATTTATAGCCACCATCCCCCCCCTTGTAATAATTAAACAGCAAGGGGCTATCAATCCTCCTCTAAATTTTTTTTATTTTATTTTCAGACCCAATTTTAACACACACACGTACCATTTTCTCAATTTTTAGTACATATTATCACAATATGTACCATTTTTTCAATTTTTGGTACATATTCGGAATAATAATAGAACAGTAAAAAAATCAATAAAAATTTGTAAAACAACAAAATTATCATTAAATTTGCGGTTTGACATAAAATTTCAAACAAAAAATCAACATGGAAAGAGAAAATTACGACAGTCTGATTGATGAGGTATTCGGTTTAATCAACAAAGAAGAGTTATCAAAAGCAATCAAATCTAAAAGGTCGTCAATAAGAGTTGATGGCGTACAGGACTTAATACGAACTGCGATAATAGAATCGTCTATAAGCAAGTATAAAGGGTTACTACACTTCTTCAATGGAAAGATATATGAACCATTAAGTTATGATGAATTTTCCAATCTTATATACGACTTAATGAAGCGTTGCGGATTACCATTGGGAGATTACTCAAGATTTCACAGTGTAATTGAATTATGTCTAAGGGCAACGTCTAACAAACAACTAAAAATAGAACAAGAGCTTGTTGTGTTTAATGATTGTGTACTTGATACAAGAAGAATGATTAAGCATAAATTTGACAAATCACTTGTACAATTGTCTTCGGTTGGATACAAATATGATGATATGGCAATAGCTCCACAGTGGAACGTTTTTTTAGAGGTTATACTTCCCAATAGAAAAGACAGAACTTTGCTTCAAGAGGCATTAGGATGTCTTTTACTTAACAGAAGTAAGACTGAATATTCCGTATTTTTATCCGGAGCAGGAACAATATCCAAAGAAATTATATTTGATACGATGAAGAGCTTATTTGGAGAAGGGAGTATAGGAGAAATTCCAGTAGGATTACTTCTAACCGGAGCTGGAAGGAAAAAGAACATAGCACTAATAGATGGTTTAAGAGCAAATTTCAGTAGAGATACGGTATCATCTGACATAACGAGGAATGAAGATTCATTTAAGTCTCTTATAAGCGGAGAACCATTAGAGGCAAAACAACCATTAGGAGAAAGTTTTATAGCTAAAAACATTCCTATTCAGTTTATAAGTCTTATAGAGATGCCGGTAATGCAAAGCATGAACGATGGATTAAAAAGTAGAATTGTGATAATTGACTTTAAGAATGATGCGTCGATAGAAAGAAACTCAAAACAACTATCAGGAATCTTTAAGGATGAGTATTCTGGTATATTTAACTGGGTATTGGAAGGAAAGAACAGATATATAAAGAACGGATATGAATTTAGTGATAGAGGTTATATAGAGTCCAAAATAGAGGAGCATCAAGGAATAGGAAACTCTGTTTTAAAATTCATGTATATAAACAAATACTACAAGAAAAACAAGAATATTACAGATACCATACCAAGATGGATAAACTCCATACACCTGTACAACTCTTATAAGAAATGGTGTTTAGACAACGAAATAACACCTGAAACAATGAATAACTTTGGAGGAATACTAAGAAAAGATGGTTATCAAAAGAGACATGGGACGAATGGTAATCAATATGCCATATACGGAACAACCATTAAAGAAAACGTTCATTCAGAGACTGTCATATTAAGAAAAAAAAGAGTAAACGAGGACAATTTAATCCCATACATGATTGATGGGAGGGAATACATAAACACACAAGCAGGAATAAGCAAGCAAACAGGAGTAAGCACATCTCAAATATCCATTTACAGGAAGGCTGGTTTATTAACAGACTGTTATCACATGGATGGATACACGTTGGTATTTGACATAGCCAAGACTAAGATGAGGCTGAAACAAATAGGAAAATATATGACAGAAGAGCAGACTGAGGCAATAAAGCAAAAAATGAAAGAAGAGGCAAAAAAGAGAGGATTATTTAATGCTGAAATGAAAAAGAACAACTCAAAGGCAAGAATTTACAAATCTCCAGAAGACGAAATGCTTATTAAGATAAGAAACTCCATTCAAAGAGAAGAAAGGAAGCTATTATCGCAAGAAGTAAAGAAACTTGAGAAACAATATGACAAACTTAGAGACAAAACAAAAAAATAACAAGTAGAAAACACAAACAAAATCAGGCTCTATTTAGCCGTTTATTTAACGTGTATTGATAGTTTACACAAAAGTTGATAAATATATCAACTAAGATAAAAAAGTGTCTTAAAAACGCTTAAAATAAGTCGCAATAGTTTACACCTTAGAAATTTCATAAATAACATGATTTTTACTACTCAATAAAGTTATCATTTAGTTCAATATCTAAAGTTCTGTACCGTTTTACTGGTTGTTCCGCTGCGGTCAAAGACATTTTTTTGATTATCTCATCATTCCACGATTTGTTATTCAGGTAAGTTTCTGGGTTTTTTCGATAGCTCTTATCTGGTTGTGCTTTCTTGTATTCAGATATATGTGCTTTTATCTTTAACTTATCCGCATTTGATATTTTACTCCACTTAACTTTAAGTTTTGTTTTATCACCAACTTTTTTGTCATAGTCATTCCAAAATTCATCAAAAGAATAAACCTCATTTGAACGATATAGATTATTAGAATAAGAATCTATATTCTTATCATTCTTATCATTCTTGTTTATGTCCGTCTGATGTCCGTCTGTTGTATCGTCTGTTGTATCATCACCTTGATATGTTTTGTAATTACATATTGATATTAAAGTAGTTACGCTCGATTTCTGTTGTATCAACATGCCGTCCGTTTCGAGCTGTTTTATGAAACGTGTTGTTTTGCCTCTCGACCATCCCCATCGTCTTGAAAGAATCTCTTTAGAATACCCCACCTGACCACGTGCAACATCGACCTTATTACCCCTGATATAGAAAAAGTTATTTGTGTGATTTGCCAACAAAATAAGGTCTATCCATGCCTGTGTTCTTGTGAATGGTTCGGAGAAGTACATCGGGTTATCCATTATCTTTCGATGAAGTTTAATCCAACCACCGTCTTGTTCTTTAATTATAGACTTTTTTGCTCTCATTTATAATAAATTTAGCTGTCGTTGATGATTAATAAGCCTGTTTTTACCAGCCTCGTAGTAGTCTTCGTCCAGTTCTATTGCGGTTAACTCGAATCCCATATCGTGGCATGCTATGCCTATAGAAAGACTGCCAAAGTGTGTATCCAAAATTGTGTCGCCTTCTTTGGCATAGTTTTTAAGTATCCACTTATACAGTGCTACTGGCTTTTGGGTTATGTGTATCCTTTTTTCACTTGTATTTCTTACATGTCTAAATATTTTAGCATTTCTATCAAAAGAAGTCCACGCAAATTCACAATCAGCCATCGTGTCCATTAAAGCAACCTTATCCCATATTAAAAATCCTCTTGTTGGTGGTAATTGTGCATAATTTCCTCCCCAAATAATTTGATTTTTACTAACCCGAAATAATTCATCAAAATATTCTTTAGTTGGTAAAATATCCCAATAAGAATCGCTTCTTTTATATTTACTTGCCCACGTTCCACCTTGAGTTAATTTGTCCCCCAACCCATAAGGAATATCAACTATGGCTAAATCGTAGTATTTATCTGGTGTTTGCCTAAGCAAATCCATGCAATCGCCGTTGTAAAGATGAATCTTGCCTGAATGATATTCGTTTTTAAATCCTATGTACTCCATTTTGTTTTAATTTTCATATTAAAAACTTGTTTGCTACCTTAAATTTTGATGTCCGTCTGCTGTACTATCTGTTATATCACCATGTCTACAATCAAAACAATTACTAATTGATATTTAACAGATTACAATCAATTTCTGTTGTATCATCTGATGACCGTTTTTGTGATTACCGTGTGTTTCTTTTTATTTTGCTTATATCCCATCCACGCTAAAGCGATGAATTGGTTTTACGCAAAACTCATAAACTAAAGATTTATTGGATTTCTTGCTAATTTTCACTTTAAATACGACAAAAACAACAGGCTAAAAACCTGTTGCAATGTGCATGAAATAGTGTTTTTGTTAAATATCATTTCAGGCACGCAAATTCCGCTTTACCTTTAAATCTCCAGTAAAGATATTCTCAATTAAAACTATCTTATCGTTTCTATAAATCAGGTTGTTCTTTGTTCTAATCTTTTCTTTTAAAGAATACTTCTTGACAATGTAATTCTTAATTTCGTTAATTTCAATCAATGCTTCGTTGTTCATATTTGTTTGTTTTTTAATTTTTATTAATTTGAATTATTTCAGTGTGTTTTAAGGCGTTATTTTTTTAAAGCTGATAAATAGTTCAACTTTTGTAAAAAATAAATCTACACGCTTTTATTTTAATCTTGGTGGCCTTATTTACATATATAATGCTATCTTATTAAAACACTACTCGATTTCTTCTTTATTTTGTTCTCTTTTTGAATGCCTAAAATACTCGTCTGAATAATCTGTCATATTCCATCTCAAGGATAAAATTAAGCCTCATTTGATACTCGATAAAGTCTCTCAAGTCTTCTCCATTCTCCAAGATTCCAACCAGTGCCATTCTTGTTCCTAAAAAGTTTGCTTTTGGATAGTTGTACGGTCGCTTTACATTCGTTAAAATGTAATTTCTACGTCTGTATGGAAATATAGAATACTGATTCATTTTGTCTTCAACTTCTTTCTCATTAAGAACAAAGTTTTTGTATTTGTTCCTTTCACTTCCGTTCAATCTTGTTAGTGTGTTGTTAATCACATCAATTCTTGTCTGTTTCATTTTTGTTTTTGTTTTAAATTGTTATTTTAATCCTGATTATTTTGAGCCATTTTAAGGCTTTCTAAGCGATTATTCTTGTTTGGTTGATAAAGACATCAACTTTGATGAGATAATTCAACCACGCCAATTTATTTAAGCGTGGAGGCGTTTATTCAGGCAGCCACATATAGCTTCTTAACGAACCGTACCTGTATTTTGTGTAAATATCGAGTAAATCCGATCCTCTTAACTCGAACCAATCATCAAGTCTTCGCTTATCGGCGTATTTTAAATGCAACTCATTAACAACATCCATATCTATCGATAACAATAACGACAATTGGTTGTTGTCCGAAGACAAAGATAGTAAAGTTTGTTGAATGTCGAGCGATTTGCCAATTTTTACAAGGCCTGAATTACGATCTTTAATCAGATATGTCTTATATTCGTATAAAATGCGCAAAACATCTCCGATATCGTTGTGTTCTCCGAATATCTGTCCGTTAGTTGTTTGTTCGTTTATAAGCTTCATCATGTCAAACCTGAACATAGGATTAAGCCAAGCCAAAAACTCCAAGAACAGATACGGGTGCATCCAAACTTGTCCGTATTTGCCTTTTTCTATCTCTATTACCTTAAATTTCTCCTCCCAACAGTAGTTGTTTGAGGCAAACTCCAAAATATGGATGTACTCTTTGGTAGATTGTGCTTTAAGAAAGTGCTCCAAGTGCTTCTCTTTGTTGTCTTCATTAAACTGTCTCAAAAGATCGGTGGCGTTAAACATGCTGTCTTTGGTTCTTTGGATAACGTAGTAGTTACCCATTTTGATTGTAATTTGATTTGTTTTCATTGTTTAGAATAAATTTAATTGTGATATTAATGCTTTTAATCGTTTCTCTGCAATTTTGCAGTATTCCTCACTCATTTCGCTTCCTATGTATTTACGTCCAAGTCTTAATGCTGACTCTGCCGTAGTACCTGTTCCCATAAACGGGTCATAAATTATTCCCCCTTCTGGACATCCTGCTAAAATCGGTTTTGAAATTAAGCTTTCATTATAGGTGGCGTAGTGTTTTAATGAACTTGGTCTTATTGGAATATCCCAAAAATCTGAAACAGAACCCGGATTTTTTCCATTTGGATTATTCCATTCTCTTGTTCCTCCTCCAATACCAAGTTCACTACCATAAGATTCTGCTCTTTTATTTCTAACATTTGACTTAGTAACTGTTTTATCTCTTATGGCGTCTAAGTCAAAATAGTATTTCTCGTTTTTTACAAAGAAAAATACATATTCATGTTTCTTGCTAAATCTATCGGTAACAGATTCTGGCATTGCATTAATCTTAGCCCAAATAATGTCATTCCTTAAAATCCATCCTCTATCGATACATCCAATAGCAAACCGATGAGGAATAAGACATAATGATTTGTTTTTTATATTTTGCTGAATTTGCTTTCTAATATCACTATTATGAACGCTATCGTCTAAAAATGGATTGCGGTTTGATGTTGTATTCCCATTATACGTATCTCCCAAATTTATCCACACAGTACCTTCTTTTTTTAATTTTGGATAAATAGCATCCATGAGAGACCAAAGATGCTCCAAATATTCTTGATATGTTGTCTCTAATCCCCATTGTCCTTCGTAGCCGTAATCTCTAAGTTGCCAATATGGAGGGCTTGTTATTACGCAGTCCAAGAAGTTGTTTGGCATCCTTGATACCGTATCCAAGCACGGCTCGCAATATATTTTATTTGTCTCAATGTTTTGCTGCATCTGTTTATTTATTTTCATTTGTTTTGATTATTGCTTATTCGTGAAATCATCTACTTATGTTACTCTCGTAATGTGTGTAGTATGCAATGAGACCAACAAAATAGTCAAGACAACAAGAGACGCAGCAAGATTAATTAATTCTTTCATTTTGTTTTAATTTAATTTTTGTCAAAGATAATGGGTTCTATTTTATAAACCAAATTTTTAGTGTTAAATAATCTTAAAATGTTATTTTAATTATTTTAATGAACAGTATAGCGAGCCAAATACCCCGAATGTTATGGGGTTTCCAAACAAAGGATATTTTAAGAAAAACACCATTTTTGTTTGGCAGTGTGTTGAGCATTTGTCCTCCGAACCACATTTCGTGGTATAAGTGGTCAGTTCATTCCACTTAGTTTTAACTCGTCCGCTCTAAAACTCATTCGGTTGGTAGTTGCAGGCCGGCAGGGCTACCATTTACGCCTTAGATCGTCGTCTCTCACACACGTTTTTGCCGAATACACGGCCGTTTCAATTTATAGCTCCCTGAAACTGGTATAAAGAGGGTGTAAAAAAATAACAGCCGATTAGTTTATTCGGGGTTTAACTATAGTCGGCTGTTAAGTATTCTCACGAATGAGAATTATATCTTTATGTTAAACCCCTAAAATATTAGCAAACTTAAAAACAAGTTTTAGTATTTCCAAATAAAATCACAACTTTTTTCTCTATTTTGTGAAATTTAGAATAATTCTAAATAACAACCAAACATAACAATTTGTGTTATATGTACTTACATTAAATTATGTTGAAGTAATCAAATTCTTTCTCTTCTCTTTCGGATAATCAGATGTTCTTCTTCTTGAGATAGCATGACAGTCTGAACATTTTACATTTGAGAATTTAGACACATTCGTATAAGTGAATGTTCCGGTATCAAATAAATTCGTAGAACCGCAATAAGGACAGGTTTCTTCTTTATTCTCTATGTACAAAGATAGGTTTGGATGATTCTTTATCCACGGCCTAAGTTTTAAATAAACCTGTTCAAGGATTTCAACGTCCCTCATATTATACTCTTCCATATAGTTAAGCGATTCTTGGTCTCCATTAACACATCTATCCCACAGTTCAAAAGAAGTCTCTTTCTTATGTTCGATATTAAAATATCCAGCAAGGTCATCAAGTTTATTGGACGTAAATCCGAATTGCTTTCGTGCAACACATAATGTGTCAATTATTCTATAAGGCGATGGTGGAGTTAACCCATTGATAACAAACCGTGCGTTCATCTTTGGCACATCAAACTTCTGGGCATTATGAGCGATGATTATGTTGCTTTGGTCAAATAAATTCCACAAAGACTTAACAATTCTGTTGTCATTCTCTTGAAGTGCTTCTTCAGGTGATAACACGTCGCTCATCATATAGTTGTTATTTAGCCACTTCGCACTCCACGATAAAACATACCAGTCAGATAAAAATTGATTTGAACCTATATCCTGTTTCCACTTTCCCCATACGTAGGCTTTCATTGGTGCAGTTTCAATATCAAAGATAAGTATTCGTGGTGTTTTGTCTGATGATAATAAAGTATCAAGATAGTGTACTTCTTGCTCTCTGAACTTTTCTAATTTTTTATACTCTTCGTCGCTGATTCTTAATCGATAGGTCTTATTAAATGTTCGTGGTTTGAAATCAGAAATGCTTTTACCTCTTATTGAGGCTATAAACTCCATCTCTTTTACCGAGATTGAACGTCTTTTGTTTGACATAATTTTTATTTTAAGTTAACACTAACTAAATAAAATCACTTTTATAATTATTGTATTATATCATTTTATGTATCATCATTTGAACTTGTTTGTGTTATATTTTTAGCTTTTTGAATTTCCGTTTCTAACTCAGCCATCTGTTTTGCCTTTTCCTCTTTTATTATTCTATCCCATTCGCTTACGGTAGAATACATAGAAATCTTCTCAGAAGCTGTTTGTCTTGAAATGAATTTGTTCTGAACCGCAGCTGCCAAATCTGCAACCATAGCACTTTCAGATACGTGAACATAAGGTTTTATCCACCATTTCATTGGTAGGGTTGCAAAGTCAATCGTACTCTTAACTTCCATTCCATAACCGTGAGAGAATATCTTTACCATTTCGTTCAAAAATGGTTGATATTCATTGGCATCAATCATCGCTTTTTCATAAGCAGGAGAATATAATATTTTAAGTGCAGCTGCAGGAAGGTCTCCAGATTTAAGAGAAGGTGGTATAACCGTGAACGACTGTTCATATATCATCTTATATAAAGTATCAATCTGTTTCATAAACGATTCCGAAGCATTCGGAGCATTAAGATAACCAGCCTTGTCATCTTTGCCCATCTCAAGAACCTTTATCGTACCATTCATATCAAACTCTTTTCCAATAGCCGTCTTGCCATCCCCCTGTAAATAAAGAATAGGGAATCCGTATGCCTGATTATTCTGTGCCATCTGTGAAACTGAAAGTTCAAACTCTTCTATAGAATTTTGAGAAGGCGTCCAACAAGCACCATCGTTATCTCTCATATAAGCTACTGGTACGAATGGGAATCCGTGAGCTTTTTTACTTATAATAGAATAACCATCTATTCCGAATATATTTAATATCCTCTGTGGAATAGTTTTAGCTGCGGATTTTTTATATCTTGTGAGATAGACTTCATCCCAAACCTCCAGCCATTCTGTGATTTGATTGCCATCTTCATCGTTGTCATAGTATGAACGTGCAAACAGTAACATTCTCCCTGTTAATGGGTCTCTATGTGGATAAAGTGTGTCTCCGTTCAGAAAAGATAGTGTTTTATATCCAAATTCACCATTATTCATAAAACCAACGAATGCAGAATCGCCGGTTATCTTGGTTGATTTTGTAGTTTCATAAAGAGCCAGTTCCATGTCTTTTTGTATCCAACCACTTCTGAATTTAAGAAACATCTCTTTTTGTTCTTCTGTCGGGTTTTTCACATTAAGCTCAAACTGAACATCATTTCCACAAAGATGTACTATTTGTTTTAGAGCGATAATTTGTTGAAATGCAAATGCAAGTCTTGGAACGCATTCTTTATAAATACGCTTTTCAGTTCCTGTTTGATTGCCGTCTTCGTCGAATATCGGGACAGTCTCTTCCTTGTAAATATCAGGATAAACGGTTGGGTCGTTAATTGTATGTCCAGAAGGATAAAACTCCCGAAGAAAATCAGCTTGCGTTACCGTCTGGAACAACATATTGTCGTTTGCTGATGAAAACGGTTCTTCCGTTGAGGTAAATCTCGACTGCGATAGATACCCAGTAGGTGTAATACGTTTCCAAACTCTTTTTGTTTTAATGTCGATTGGTCTCATTGTTTATATGATTTTTGATTCTGTTACTTGCTATATCAAAGTATTTGTCGTCTTTTTCAATGCCTATAAATCGTCTATTGGTGTTTAGGCATGCTATACCTGTCGTGCCGCTACCCATAGCATTGTCTAAAACAAGCTCTCCTTCGTTTGTATATGTTTTAATAAGGTACTCAAATAGTGCTACTGGTTTTTGTGTAGGATGATAACCTCTTTCTTGATTGAATTGCAGTATACGTGTTGGATACCTAAATCCGTCATTTACAGTTGTTGTCGGCTTCATTACAGTATCCGTTATCTCGTAATTACGTGGAGTTTTGTCTCGTTCCACTTTATATGGTTTTCCTTCTGTAAATTGCGGATTATAAGTAGGTTGTTTTTTGTAGAACACGCATATATCTTCATAATTATTTAAAGGTCTTTTCTTTGCCATAAAAGGGTCTACGCCTTGTGGTTTCTGCCAAATCCAACAATACTTAAACATTTCAATGTTTGAATTTATTAATTTAGTTGTAAAAGGTTGACACGCTGTTAACACTATTGCTCCGTTAGGTTTTATAATGCGTTTGTATTGTTCCCATAATTTATTAAGAGGGATAATAGAATCCCATTTGCACGCAGTTGTTCCATAAGGTAAATCGCAGATGATTGCATCTATACTCTTGTCTGGTATATCCTTCATCAACTCCAAACAATCTCCTTTCAATAATTTGATTTGTTCGTTCATTCTAATTTGTTTTTAAATTATTACTTATTTACTATCAAATTCCACAAATCTTCTGATGTTCTCAGTGGTATATTTTCATTATCTATCTTAACACACCCGTCTTTGTATTTATCACCAAATTCCAACTCCCAAATAAAATAGTTTATCCACTCATTTTCATCGTTGGTTAATTCTTGCAATAGTTTAATCATTGTATCTATAATAACGTGATTGTCATATCCGGAAATATAATCGAACGGTAGAATGATTTTAAATGCCTTTAAACACTCTTTGTCTTTGTCCATCTGCTGTTTAATAGCGTTGATTGAAGAAATGAATAATTCTTTGTCCATTTTTGTAGTTTTAAAATTTATTTCTATTGAAAATTGTGTTGCGGTGATAAAATTGAGGCGAAACATATTTAGTTCCTAATTTAGGAATCCCTTTACTCTTCTTCTCTTTTATTTCAAATATCATTCTCATAATCATAGCATCCATAAAGTCAGGAGAGTGTCCTACCAGTTTCTTCATATCCACTTTCTTGATAAGCGTAAATCCTTTCTCATAAGACGTTGAATTTGCCCTTATAGCTTTTCTCTCTTCCATTAGTATTTGCCTCAACTGTACGTTCTTGTTCTTTCCAGCATCAAATCTATAATCAAGTAATGTTGGCTCTATTGATATTTCCTTATTGATTATCTTCTTTGCCAATAAATAAGCCGCCTGTGATTTAATCGTATCGTACAGTCCCTTGTCTTCTTCCGATACCGATTCCCTATTGTTAAATGGAACTGCCCCGTTAAAGAATCCCTTAAATATCTGTCCTATACCATTCAGGTCATAAGTGAAATTCTCTTCCAATACTCTCCATTCTTTTAGTTTAGCTTTAACTACATTTACGGTATCTTTAGAATCTTTACGGCACACAAAAAGGTCTTTTAAGTGCCATCCTTCCCACAGCCACATAACAAGATTATCACCTCCGTCGAACGCTGCATCAAGAGAAGCTCTTTTTACGCCATCACCTATTTGTTGAGGATTATTGAAAAATGCTTCCATGTGATTCATCTTAATCATATCATCACCAACGGATTTATATTTCCAGTTTCCTTCCAAATCACGAGAGCGTTGTTCTTCGGATTGACCAGCGAGGTTAGCAAGGTAGGTCGGGTCTGAACGCATAAGTTGAATGTTATCCGCAAGACGTGCCTCAACAAAAGTTACGGATTTAACAAATAAATCGGCAGGATTCCCATATTCGGCATACGCATCTATCCATAGTTTGTCTATGATGTTTCTGCATTGTTCATAAACTTCCTGTTTACTGTTTCCCCATATTATATCCTGTACTTCATCTCCGTTCATAAAACAATATCTACGTACCCCGTCTCTTTCTTTAATAGGAAGCCCATCTTCTCCTATCCACCAGTCAATAAACTGAGCTACCCACGAATCTGGGTCAGGGTTGGCAGTACACCATATTCTATTGCGTATTCCAAACGCATTACGATTATTTGTAAGTAGGTATTTGAATTTATTATATTCCATGTGGGTGATTTCATCAATACCTATATAAGCGTATTGCTTACCCTGCATACGTATCTTAAATTCCTCGTATTTATCTGAATAATAATTGAATTTTAGTGATGCACCACTATTAAAATTCCATGACATATCCGCTTTAGAACGATTATATGTTCCGAAGTCAGAATACACATCATAAGATGTATCAACAAGGTCTGAAAGGTCTTCTATTTCGTGTCTCAATATTGTTGCTCTAAAATTCTTGTTTTGGTAGTCTTTTAAGGCCTCTAAAAGAAGAGAGAATGAATTGTGGGTTACGATAAAATCATTAACCAAAAAAAGAGAATCAGAGTTTTCAACTCTAATGCAACACACTTCTTCTTTTCCAACATATTCACAATCTATTATTCTGCGACCATATTCACTTACTCCTCCGTTATATTCTCTGCATAGCTCTTTTTTTCGTGTAAGCCTGAATAATCGTTCTGAATTTGGTATTTTAATGTATATTATATAGGCATCATTGCATTGTACGTATTCACCATCTGCTGTTTTATATCCAGCCTTATTCTTACTTATCGTAGCAGTTCCACCAAGACTATTAATCATGAACTTGACGTCTTTTGCTAATTGTTCGCTAATAGTGGTATAAGAGCAATGTCCTCGTTGGTCAATCATTCCATCAGTGTCCATTAATCCCTGAACTAACGCAAACCGCTCTTCGATTGTTCCAAACTTGTACATATCTGGGATAAATTTACTTGCCGCAAGATGTCCACTTAAACCTATGGTCTTAATATAGTTTACTAACTTTTCATCTTTAATGTAGTATGATGAAGCCTTGTTCCCTTTTTTATCCACCCTGTGCGCCATAGATATACCAGCTTTTACAAACTGTTGAACAACCTCATCATCCATAGTTGTTAACGAAACAGCATTTCCGTTGTATATTGTATTTGAAACACATCCGGCACCCAAAAGAGCTCCTATTAGATATGGGTCTATTGATTTATCTTTTTTATTGTAATTGATTGTAAATGCAACAGGATCGCAAAGGGGGACAATAAGATTATTGCTATACTTCGATTCTTTGTGCTTCTCAAACTGAATGTGTTTGTATATCATATCTGTAGTCCACACTCTCCAATCTGCCTCTAATCCATTTCCGCCTAACTTTCTTTTTTTACTTATATAGTTAGTCTTGCGCAAAGTCCATGCGTGGTCATAAGAGCAAATAACCGAAGAACCGTCTATAAATGTCATTTTATAAACGTCTTTAACGCCATTGAATGAAATACTCCAAACTCTCTGCATTCTACCATCTCTGCCAGTGATTATTGAGCCAGGCTTTAATTCAGAAATAGGTCTAAATCCAAACGGAGTACACACTAATGTGCTGTAAATCAGACATTTTGAGCCACCCCTCGAGCCTCCACCAAAAATAATATCCGCATTTTGAGACAGCATATTCTCCTGTCCACCACGTTGAGCAATAATTTTATATGGATTTTTCTTTTTAGCATCTTCCTTGCGAAGGTGTTCTATATAATCCCAAGAATAGAAATCTTTATCTTTTATCGTTAAAAATCTATCCATAAATAAGATATTTAACACAAAAGTACTAAAACTTTTTTATAAAACAACATTTTAAGAAAAAATTTTCCACAAAACGAGGAAAAAATTAAAAAAATATTTGTTATATTAAAAAAAATACATTATATTTGCGAGATAATTTAAACTTTAAGAAAATGGATAAAGAAAAAATCTTATCTCAAATCAAGGAAAAAATTGGAAAAACCAATTTGGACGACCGTACAATAACCGATTACATTACGCTCCATTTACCAGAAGGTTCAGAACCAGATGATAAATTTTACGAAAGGGCGGTTGGTATTCTCAAGTCTATCGAAGGAGATTTTTCTCACAAGGTAGGTAATACGGTTAAAGAACAGGTCGCAGCAAAAATTGAAGAGTTCAAAAAGAACTACAAACCCGCATCGAAAGAGGACACCCCTCAAAAAACAGACGATGCATTATTGAAGAGGCTTGAAGCACTTGAACAGGCTTACGAAAAAGAAAAGAAATTAAATATGATTAACTCTTTGCGTAACGAAGTAAAGTCGAAGGCTGAATCACTAAAGGTAGCTCGGAAACCATTATGGGAAGACATAGTATCCACTATAGAAATTCCTGATGATGCAACCGCAGATTCACTTTTAGAAATAGTTAAACCAACTTACGAGGCAAAACTAAGGTCTTATCTTGGTGACGGAGCTGTTCCTTATCAAGGAAGTCAAAATCCTCCAAAGGATGACGGAAGTCAATTAGACGAGTTTTTTGCCAAAAAGGTTGAACAAGGCAAAATGCCTAAAAAAGAATAATAACATTAAAAAAAATTAGATTATGAGTGATTATGGAAAAAAAGAACAGACGTATGACTCTGGGAAGAACATCTGGGTAGATGTTCCAAAGGTCTATCCTGTTGGAGGTGTAATTGATACTTCCGGAATGACCATCGGGGATGTAATCCCAGCAGGCTCAATGTGTGCGTTGGATACAGCATTGGGAAAGATTAAGATTATAACTTCGGCTAATTCAAGTGGTGCAGCAGAAGTAGATACTCTTACTATCTCTGCCGGAGCTACTAAGGCTGGTAAGGTAACCGTTACTCTTGACGGGGTAGCCTATGAAATTGACGTTGCATTAGCAGATGATACCGCAGAAGAGGTTGCAGCCAAGATTGCCGCAGTAACTTTTGCAGGATGGACTGCCTCTGCTCTTGCAGGCGTTGTAACATTTACTGCTTCGGTAAAAGAAACTAAGATTGCACCAATGTTCGATGGAGGAGATACTGGTGTTGCTGGAACGTTCGTTGTTACTACTAAAGGAGAACCAGATTCAGCAAAAGTTAATGGTTTGCTGTACAATGATGTAATTGTAAACACCTATTCTACAGGAACAGTAGTTTATGAAGGACAGGTATTCGAGGATATGCTTGCAGAACCTATTCCAGCAGCAGTTAAGGCAATTTTGCCTCAGATTACTTATTTTAAACACGCTTAAAAAGGAGGATAAACAATGAGAACAAACGTAAAATCATATTATGACTTACTTGACTTCGGATTAGGCGGTGCGAGCTTTCAGCAATTTGTTGACAGATTTAAACAGAAGTATAATGCACCTCAAACTGACGGCTTTCAGTGGGATGATGAAATTCAGTTGGATTTCACCTACGAACAGTTAGAGGCAGACTTGGGTGTTGCAACGTTACCGGTTTATACAGATATTGATTCTCCTGGTCTTTACAAGAGCTTTGAATCTTTCAAGATTGGTTCTAATAAGATACCGCCCCAGAAACATGGATTTGCACTGAATCAAAAAATTCTTCGTGAAAAAATGATTTTGGCACAGAAATATGGAGAAGCTGCATTAACAAACGAAACTCGTGATGCACTGCTTAGTCTTCAATTTGATTCTGTAGATAAATTACTCGCAGGTAACTACAATGGACTTACACATCAGAGAATGCGTATAGTATCTACTGGTCAGTTTACAATTGACGCAACGAACAATCCACAGGGCATTAAGGGAATAACCTTTGACTTTGGAGTTCCTGGTGGAAACAAGGAAACGCTGTCTGGAACTGCCCGTTGGTGGACTGACGCAGAACACACTACGGAAGGAGCAACAGCAGACCCGATTAAATATCTGAAAGACAAATACAAATGGGCTAAGAAGAACGGCTATCCTATGGGTCATTTTGAAATGTCTCAAGACTTGTTCGATGACATGTTGGGACATAGCAAGGTGCTTACCCGTGTTGGACGAATGATGTTCCCGAACTCTGGTTCGGATGCATTGAGTTATGCACAGAATCTTTCAGACGATGCCGTTATTGCTGCTATTACTCGACTGGTAGGATGTCCTATTGTACCGAGAGATTCTAAGGCAATGGTTGACAAATACGACCCTTCAACTAAGTCCCTTAAAAAAGACTGGGTTGAAAACTTCAATCCTCTGAATGTGGCTTATGTACCAGATGGACAGATTGGAACAATCAAGGCTGCACAACACGTGTTGGTTGGAGACCCTTCTGTACGGACTGCTTTATTTGACGGTGGAAGAACGCTTATTACGCAAAGATTTGAATCTCAAACTAAAAGCGTTTACATAGAGAGTGAAATTTATGCACTTTGTGTTCCGCAGGTTGCAAGATACATGTGTATTTATACCGTAACAGCTTAACATGGCAACAACTCAATATACTACCAGCACAATCCCCGTAGAAGCATATCTGCGGGGGTGTGTAGGTTATACCATATCTGACGAGGCATTGTTATCAATCTTTATAAAGAGAGGTGTAGAACCTCAAACTCCTGCGTTGGCACTTTCGATAAAAACACTTGATTTATGCAAGGCTGACCTTTATATTTATTGTGCAGCACTACCTAACGTTACGCCTACGATAGAAGACGCAGACGCTGGGTGGAGACATAAAGAAGGTGGTTTTCAAAAAGGCGTAACAGACAATGGTAGATTGATACAGATGGCAAATGAGATTTACAGGAAGTATGGAGAGGAAGTGGCTAAGTCAACTATCAAAATGAACGCTTTTGGCATGAAGTTCCATGAATAACCCAAGATTTCCACATACATGTAGTGTCTATAGAAAGACCGGTGCTACGCCGTTTGGCGATGGTTGGGAGAAAATTATTTATGAAGGAGAATGCAGGAAATACACGAATACTTCACGATTTAACGAAGTAATTATTTCAAAATATGGACTTTCAATACCGGGAACTTTACCTGTGAAGGTTGGTGATTTATTGACAGTAACTGATGCTACAGGTACTTTTAAAGGTTCTGTAGTTGAGGTTAGTTCAGGTAACTTGGGAACGACAGTATTTTTTAACGTAATAGGTCAATGAGTAACGAATCTAAATTGGACAAAGGTCTTGCAAAGGCGAGAAAGATTGCTTTAGAGCACGTACAGAAATGCTTGGAAGATGCCTGTGATGAACTCGTTCGACATGCACAAAAGAACTACAAGTCTCCAATCGGTTCGTTTACTGGGAATACAATTACCAGTTACTCTGTTGGATTATACATAGATGGAGTGTTTATGTATTACTACAGCGACGATGGAATAAAGCCACCAAAGAGAGCTAAACTAACCAAGAAAGAAGGGAGGGTAACGTTATCTCCAGACTGGGACGGACGAACAAGAAGCATGTATGCTTCAATAGACACAAAAGGTGGTTATGGAATCGATTATGCGTTTGATTTCTTAAACAGCTACAAATCGAAAACCAAAGGAATAGAAATAGTTATGTGTTCAGGGACAGAATATTCTTCTTATATTCAAGATGTTTTAGGTGGAAACGTATTAACCAAAACAAAAGATGAGGCAGAATCTATTTTGATGTCTAACATGAAACCGATGAAATAATGGCAAAGGCATTTCCAAGAAGAGATATTCTGTATTCGTTATACAATAAACTGTCTAAGATATGTAATGTGTATATATCTAATAGACCAACATCAACTCCTGTGGAAGAAACTAATTTTATAGTAATAGACATTACTGGAACAATGAGCAATAAGAACGCCTATCAGGAAGCAACGTTGCGAATAGACCTTTTTAGAAAAGACTTTGCAGGTGGAATAGAAGATGTTGAAGGATTAGACAGTCTTTACAGTCAACTTATAGTAATGTTTCCAATAGTTACTGATAAATTTACTGCAATATCTCCGAGATTGGTTTCTGGAGGAAGTGATGACAAAGGATTTCACTACTTGATGGTGTACGCTGATATTTTGACAAAATAAACAATTTAACAATTTAACAATTTACAATTATGGCAGAAATGACAATTACGAAAAAGCTGACAGATTTGCAGTCAGTTTTTGACAAGGTTAAAAGGGTGTTTTATGATGACACTGTAAACATAAATCTAAACACCGTTACGTCGCTCGATTTTGAGTTACCAGTTATTGAAGACAGTTTTTCTTTTGACAGTGGGGCTGTAAGTATTTCCTCAGTTAAGATAACTACCGGTCAAAAATGGGCAAGTTATGTTACCGCTGGAGACCCAAGCATTACAATGCAGGTTGCATCTGTTGACGATGACATTGCAAAACTATTTATGACTGAAAAGGGAACGGCTATTACCGGAGTTTCTTCTATTGATGGGTTTAATATCACCGGACAAGGATATTCTACCGAAACGAAAAAGGTTACTGGTTCGCTTATTCTGGCTTCGGAAGATGGAACGAGATTGATTGCGCTTCCTAATGTAGAAATGTTTGCAAATCCTGTAATAGCATCAGGAACTCCAGCATACTTCAATGTACAGGTGTTTACTAAACCTAATGCAGATGGTGCTGACATTATCTTGTTGAATGGAGCTAAACCTTAACGGATAATCCTTTTTAATAACACTAAGGGTGGTGCGAAAAATCACCGCCCTTTTTTTAAATAAGAATATGGCAAAAGTAAAACAACCTAATAAAGAGGTTCAAGACGAGTTAAACTCAATCATAGAGAATCTACCAGATTATGCAAAAATCAGAAATAAGATTTATAAAATAAGATGGCTACATGCTGGAACGGTAAGAAAGATTAATCAGATAATACTTAAAGAAGGGAATGATTCTATAGCTAACTATCAGGTTGCTGCATGTATTATCTTAAATGGTTTCCTAAAGATTAAATTCATCTATCCTTTCTTATGGAGATGGTTTTATTATGTAAAACAGTACTCAGAAGCCGACTTAACAGAAGTATTAGCTATTGGTAAAAAAAAAATACCGCTGCAGTCGTACTTCGTGAATACCATATTGATGACAGATATGAGGGATACGATGATGATGATGACCAAGAAAGAAGTGTATTCTATCCGTCAAGAACAAAATATGGAGCAGCGTGGGATTATTTAAAAGACTATAATTGGATGATGCAGCCTAAAACCATATTATTTTATAAGATACCAATGTATCACTATAGTTGGACGATGACAAATGCACAACTTGAGTTAATCATAAGTGATAAACCAGTATCTTATATTAAACCAGAAAAGAAAAAATTTAGTAAACCATCCGCAGAAAGAATAAATCGCTCGATTGAAAACTATAAAAAAAGAACCAAAAAATAATCATGGCAAAACTCGGCTCACTATATTTCTCTATCCTATATAAAGACGACCCAAAGCAACTTGAGACAATCAAGAAAAGAGCGTTAAAACAGCTTAAAAATCTTGAGGTTAAATTAAAAGTTAATCCTACAACCACTGGAACTACTACTAAAAGTGGAAAGTCAAGGACTGCTGCCACTAAAGAGGAAATAGGATACATAGAACAACTAATTCAAAGAACAAAGGAATTAGAACAGGAATATAGAAAACTACCCAAGTCAGCCGATGCAACCAAAACTATACAGGAATTTTCTAAAGTTAGAAAAGAACTGGATGACATGGGAAAAAACCTTATTGATGCGTCTAAAAAACAGAACTTGGCGGAAGGAAGCCTTGTATCTTATAGAGCTGAATTATCAAAACTAATTTATGAATATGACAGGTTGAGTGCAGCAGAGAGAGAGGCTGCTGCCGGAAAAGAACTACTTAAAAACATTCAACAAACAACTATAAAATTAAATGATGCCGAACAAGCATCAATGCGTTACCAGAGAAATGTGGGTAACTATAAATCTGGTTTTAATGGTCTTACATTTCAGATACAACAGTTAGCCAGAGAGCTGCCGTCTATTGCTTATGGGGCTAATATATTCTTTGCAGCCATATCCAACAACCTTCCAATGTTTACCGACGAGGTAAAAAGAGCCAAAGAAGAATACAAGCAACTTAAAAAAGAACAGGCAGATGGCATAAATACGAACAAAAAAGCCGTACCTGTTTGGAAGCAAATCACTGCAAGTATATTTAGCTGGCAGACGGCTATTGTTGCTGCTGTAACCGTATTAACACTATACGGAGCTAAAATAGTTGAAGCCATAGGTAGTATGTTGAAATTTGGTGATGCAACAAAACTAACCAAAAAGGAAATTAAAGAATTAGGTAAAACTTTCGCAGAGGCTGCAGGAAGTGAAATAGCCAAGTTAGACGTATTATTCAATAATCTTGATAAAACAAGAGAAGGAACTTTAGAGTGGTACGATGCGAGAAATAAGATACTTGAGCAACATCCAAGTTTATTATCTTCAATGGATTCGGAGATAACATCACTTCACGACAAGGCTGGTGCATATAGACTATTAAGAGATGAAATATACGCAACGGCAAAAGCGGAGGCAATAGAAAAGGCAACAAAAAAACCACGAGAAGAAGCAATAGACGTAGCAACAACAAATTACAATAAAATATATGACCAAGCCGTAATAAAAAAAGGTAAAGATTATGCAGATGATTTTATTAATCGTTTGAGAAAAGATATAGAGACTACAGGAAAAATGTCTGCCGAATTAGATAAAGAAATTAGTAATATATTCACAAAAAGAACAAAAGAAAAAATTACAGACAAATGGGGAGATACATACGAGGTGGTATTTAAAGAAAATAAAATTTTACCACTTATAGATGAAATAACAAAAGCACAAGATGTATTCAGAAAGAAAACAGAAGATGCTGAATCGTTATTTGATTGGTTGAAAATCACAGATAAAGACGTTAAAGAAAATAAAGAATTTTTAACAAGACAGAGAAACATTTTACAAACACAACTTGAAGGTTTAACCAAAACAGAGGCTGCTGGAGTTAAGGGATTACAACTAAAAAAACAAATCAAAGCCATAGACGACGCCATTGATGCAGCTTACGGAACAGGAGATACAGAGAGAACAGGACGGGCAGAGAAAGAAAACGACCCGTTAAAAGAACGTGTTGCTTTATTAATGGAGGCTAATGCTTTATATGAAGAATGGTTGAAAATATCCGGCATAGACAAAGCCAAGAGTGTGGCAAAAGCACTTTATCCTGACTTTGACCCAGACACGCTTCGTTCGGAGTTAGAGAATATACAGAAAACAGGAAGTAAAGAGGCAAGCAAAGAAGCAACCAAAGCATTAATAGGTCTTGATAAAAATACCGTTGAAATTTCATTAAGTGATGTTGAAAAACAGATTACCGAAACCATCGCAAAGTGGGATTTATTCTCTAAACTATACAAAGAATCTGGTGATTATCAATTTTCTATTAATGCAGCGTTAGAAGGTAAAGTTGGGTTTAAGTCAGTATTGGAACAATTACAGAAGGAAATAGAAGATGCGATAAAAGGAAATAAATTTGGTGTTTCGTTTAACGATATTATCAAAGCAGATGAAAGAACTGTTACGGGAATGTTTGGCGGAAAAACATCAGCTCTTGTCAAGGCATATCAAGACGAATCAAAGAAACTGTCCGATGAAAGTTTAATGCGGGCTGCCGAACTACTAAGCACTTATAAAAACTACGAACAACAACGTAGAGATATAATTGCTAAAGGAGAACAGGATGTAGCCGATTTGATTCAAAATGGAGCATCGCAAGAAGCCATAAAAGAAGCACAAAAAAGAACAGAAGAGGCTATTGCATCATTAAATTTTGAAGAGTTCAAAGGAACAGATTCGTGGATTAAGGCATTTGAAGATATAGATAGACTTTCTACGTCAACTATTGACAATATTATATCCGATTTAGAGAACTTTAAATCATCCGCAGGAAAAAACCTTAAAGTTGATGAATTTAAAGAACTCATGTCTGTTCTTAAAAAGCTAAGGAACGAATATGAATCACGCAATCCATTTAAGTCTCTTATAGAAGGAATTATTGAGTATTCTGATGCAACTAAACGACTTAAAAAGGCTAATGAAAATCTAAATATTATTCAGTCTGGTGGAAAAGTACAAACAGGATATACACCTACCTATACAACTAAAACAGATACGAGTGGAGCTATTCCTACTACAAGAAAAGAAGTAACAGGACTAACCGCACAATACAAGACACTTGGACAAGCACAAGAAGATGTTGCTAACGCAAGTAACGACGTTAAAACAGCTCAAGACAAAATAGGCGATGCCTTTAAAAATGCAAAACCATATTTAGAATCGGCTTTAGTAGCACTTGGTGGACTTCAATCAATGTTTGAATCTCTTGGAGATGACGACATGGCTGAAAACATCGGATATGCTATGGATGCTTTAGGTTCAGTGCAAAACATAGGTCAAGCATTTGCACAAGGTGGAGTTGCAGGAGGAATAATGGCTTCTTTAGGCGAAGTAGCTAATTGGGTTGGAAAGATAGCACAAGCTCACGACAATAAGCTCAATAAATCAATCAAAAAAAGCGAGGCAGAAGTTAAGAAATTAGAATCCGCTTATAAACTAATTGAGGCTTCTTTAAGTCGCTCTCTTGGAAATCAGAATGAGTTAATACAAGCGCAAAAGAAAAATCTTGAACTACAATTACAGGAGCTTAAAGTTCAGAGAGACGCAGAGGCAGCAAAGAAACATTCTGACAAAGCTAAATTGGCTGATTACGACGCTGCGATAGCTTCTGCCGAACAGAATCTACAGTATTTTGCAGAAGATGCAGCAAAAGACCTTTACAATATAGACCTTAAAGGATGGGCTTCTCAATTGGGTGATGCACTCTTTGAGGCATGGAAGAAGGGCGAAGATGGTGCAATGGCATTCAAAAAAACATCGGCTGAGATATTGGCTGGCGTATTAAATGATATACTTAAAATAGCTGTTTTAGAGCCAATGATGGAAAAGTTACGCATTATGCTGTTTGGTGAAGATGGGAAGAGTGGATTTATGAGTGATAGTAAACTTGATGAAAATGAATTAAAACAATTATCAGGTGCTATAATGGAGGGGGCTGATAGCGTAGATTCTCTTAATAAAGTATACGATGATTTGAATAATTATTTTAAGGCTAATTATGGTATTGACCTAAAAGAGGTTGGAAATAAGGCAGAAGGATTATCAAACGACATTAAAGGAATAACCGAAGACACAGCTTCATTACTTGCTTCTTATGTTAACGGCATTAGGGCTGACGTTGCTATACAATTAGACATTGTTAGGTCGTTTGTAGATTCAGATATACCAGAGATAACATCAATAGGTAAGGCACAATTGATTCACTTACAGAACATCGCTAAGTTCACAGAGAAATCATCAAAGATGGCAGAAGATATAATGGATTTGTTAAACTCTGTTTCGGCTGGTACAAAATCGTTAAAAGTAAAATAACATGAACATAAAAGAAATGAACATTGAATTAAGAAGACAGGCAAGACAATTAGGTCTTTGCGATAAGTGGTTCAATGAATGGGATTTAAACTCCGGTTATCAAGAGTTAATCGACAAGTATAAAAAAGGTATTGACTTCGCAATGGAACATAACTTCCCTTCTAATGAATTTATAGTTGATAACATAGGCAAAGAAATACTTGAAAAGAATAACATCTATGTAAACACGGAATTTTACGAATATAATCCTAAAAGTGATTGTGTTATTCTCGATAGTGAAGGAAAATTGATATTTGGTGGTTTTTCCGTAAGAGATATATATATTAATGGAGAATCAGATGTAGAGATAGAAGCTGCAGACAACTCAAAAATATTTGTAAGTATTTACGGAAATCCTTCTGTACACATAATACAACGTGGATTGGCAGAAGTTTACACGTATAATTACGGTGATGGACAAATTACTTTTTCAGGAAACGTAAATGTAGAGAAAAAATATTGAAAAAATCGTGGTTTTTTGTTTTTATTTTATTATATTTGTAGAAAAAATAACATGGCGGTAGTAGATTATACGATATTATTCCAGAAAGAAAAAACAGGGTCATCATTAAAGGATTTGGTTAATGATTTTGATATGGTTTGTTTGTCATTTCCTCTTCAACTTGACTTGGAAGCAAAGGACGTTGTTTCCGATGATTGGCCGGAAGAAGACGGGGAAGATTGGTTTGAGCCGGATGTTCTACCATTAAAGGCTTATGACATAAACGTAGAGATAGGATATTCCGGTGATAATTGGGGAACAAAGATAGAATCATTCCTTAATTACCTTACCGGTCAAGACGGAAGTGGGGTAAAGATAAAGATGTACGACGTTCATACCGGAATAGGAAGAAAAGGAGTTCGATTTGTGAGTTATAAACCTAATCTTTCTGGTTACGACGGAAAACTTATGACATTTACGTTAAGATTTAGGGTTGCAGACCCAAGAACAAAGGTAACCCCTCAATATACGGGAAGTGAAATAACTGGATTAAACTAATGAGTTGGAAAGTTTATAATAAGAGTGGCGTAGAGCTTTGTGAGATTCACAAATTAGAATATAGTGGGTCGTTTATGGGTGAGAAATTTATTACTGCATCCATAAAATCACCATACCCAATTAACTTCTCTATAGGCGATTATGTAACCTATCGTGGAGAGAGGTTTACGTTAAACTATGACCCAACAACAATCAAGAAGGCTGCCGTAAACAAGGCTGGTGATGCATTTACCTATGATAATATAAAATTCAATAGTTATTCAGATGAATTAGTGCGATGTGAATTTTTGGACTATGTTTTAAACGACAATCTGATTCATTTTTCATCCTTACCTACATTTGGATTCCACGCAGTAACCGTGCACGATTTGGCAGAAAGAATACAAGCAAATCTTGATAGAATATACACAGGAGACAGTGCGTGGACAGTAACGGCAGATGACACAAACGTAAGTGTAACAAACGTATTTATAAACGCAGACAGAATAAACGTGTGGGAAGCGTTATCATTTGCCTCTTCCGTATTTAAAACAAACTTTATTATTCGTGGAAGAACCATCTCTATAGGAACGGCAGGGAATATAATAGACGATATATTTGAATATGGTAAAGGAAGTGGATTAAACAAGATAACAAGGGTGGCAGACGCCGAACAAAAAATTATAACCCGACTGAGAGTATATGGTAGCACAAGGAACTTACCCCTGCATTACTATAAGAAATTAGGAGGAGACACCCCCTATGTTCCTAACAATATGGCTGTTAACAACCTTATGTTACCAGACTTTCCACAGACATTAAACCCATACCTTGACAGTCCGAACATAGCTACTTTGGGAATAATGGAAGGTAGTGTATTCTTTGACGGAAGCGACCCATCACTACCTGAGATATACCCATCACTTGAAGGAATGACAGCATCTCAATTAAGTGCAGCTGGCATAATAGTCAATTTAGATTCTGGAGACAACGGTAATTTGGATGAGGTAGCTGCCGATTCAGTAAATAGTGATGGCACTCCAATTACCGATAACGGTATATTTGAAGAAGGCGCAAACGTACCATCATTCAAGATAACCTTAAAAGATATTGGAATAGTTACATTTGATATAAACGATTACTTATCAGCCAACACTCCCACTATCTCAATGAAAAACGGCCTATGCGGCGGCAGAGAGTTTGAGATACTTTCATGCGTAAAAGAAGGCAACAAGTACATACTTACATGTAACAGGGTATTGGACGAAGGTATAGGACTGTATTTCCCGTATGCCTCAATGAACATAAAAGCTGGCGATAAATTTGTCCTCTTAAACATAGAAATGCCAGAGGTATATATAGAGGCAGCTTCGCAAAGATTATTATCAGCAGGACAAGAATATCTATCTAAGAATGACTATGTAAGATACACATACGAAGTTGATATTTCTCCTGTATATATGGCTTCACATCAGTCCTTGCATGACACTATTTTAGAGGGAGACTACTTACAATTTGCCGATACTGATTTAGGAATAGCCGGAAGTATTATAATAGACAACTTAAACATAAAAGAAGGAGATGAAATTATTCCGTCCTATAAAATAACCCTCTCCGACGAAAAGCAGGTTGGAACGATTCAAAGAATACAAAACCAGATTAATTACATCCTAAGTGGTGCAAATGGCTCTATTGTTGACCCTAAACAAGTAGAAAGTTTAATCAACTTAATAGGAGATAAACAATTTCTTTCTAAAGTATCAGCAGATACAGCCCAAAAGCTAATAAAGTTTCTTGAAGGGATAGAAATAGGCTCATTCAGTTCCGGACTACTTGGTTCTGGCGCAGCAATTAAGAATGTAGCAGGTACTTCGATAGCAGAGGTTGACCAATTACTTGTGAGACAAAGGGCGGAGTTCTTTTCAGTCTTAATACACGAAGCAAGAAGTGTTGGTGGTCAGTTGATTATCAGTGCAGCTAATATGTTGTGCACAAAAGTAGAAGAAACTACAGATTTTTACAGATGCTACTTTGATTCAAAAGACGGAGAGGCTACTAACTTATTTGAAAACACTGATTTTGCCCGATGTCAGATATTCACTGGAACTAAACAGAAGTTCTATTGGAGAAAAGTCGTTTCGGTAGGACAAGATTATATTGAATTAAGCAAAACAGATTGTGCTCTGAATAGTGATGTACCAGAGGCGGGAGATTCAATCTTTCAACTTGGTTCAACCGATGTAAACCGACAAGGGGCGATGATACTCTCAACCGTAGGAAACGATGCACCATCCTTCATTCAATACTCGGGTATAAACTCGTATGACTTAACAGGAAAAGAAACGACTAAATTCACAAGACTTGGTAACAGAATAGTAGGTAGTACCGTATTTCTTTCGGGCGGTCAAGACCTTGATACTTGGGTGGACGAAACATCACAAGATTTAGAAGACGTTTCTAATGAAGTTAGCGGAAAGAATACAACTTTTTTTGCTAAACCAACTTCTTATGTAAAGGGAGATACGTGGTTTCTAATGGAAGATATGGTTGTAGGTGAAATACCATATAAAAAAGGCACAATGTTGAAGGCGGTCTATTCTACTGGTTCAGACTATGATTGGAGGTTAGTATTTGAAGAAGACCCAACGCAGACCACAGATGGAATAAACCTTATAAGAAACTATGATTTAAGATTAGACATGTCCTTATGGGGAGAGGCGAGTGGATATGGAGAATTAACACCGGAAGAACTCAATGCACTTCCAACTGATTTTTACACAAAAAATCTTAACGTGATTGGAGACGAATATGGTTATAATATGGCAATAGTAACAGAAAATAACGAACTAATAACTTTATACGAATAATGGCTGAGATAAAATATATTAAAATTTCCAACATGCCAGTTGCAGAAACGACTGTTGGATTTAGTGCTTTAGGAATCAGAAAGAATATAGACAATACGGTAGATAACGTACAAGTTCCGTATTCGTTACTTATAGGTGCTACTCCTGTTATAACAGCAGAAGTAAACGAAAGTGGAGACCTTATAATGACTATTGACTATCAAAAAATACAGGAATGAAAAGAATCAGGATAGGAAATGACTTTGTCATTGACTGGGAGATAATAAGAAACGGAACATCAGAGAATTTAACTCTTATCGAAAATCCATCATTGACAGTTCGTGTTTTAGGGAAAACAAAATACGTTCCTTTTAAAATTGGAGCTGGGATGATTCAGATTGAATTTACGCCTTCAATATGCGACACATTAGGGGTATATAATTTAGAGTTTTCCTATGAAATACCAGATGAAGGATTATCTGATTTAGAAAGAAAATGTACGATAGACATTGACGCTTTTGAGATTGTACCTAAAAGTGCACTAGCAGACGATGCCGGAGCTTTTGCGTTGTCATCGGATTTAGCTATAGGATTTAAGGGTGATGAAGGAGACAGTGCCTATCAGGTGTGGCTGAATGCAGGGAACATCGGGACTGTTGACGATTATTTAGCTTCTTTAAAAGGAGAAAAAGGAGATGCTTTTACTTATGATGATTTTACTCCTGAACAACTTACTTTATTAAAAGGAGAAAAAGGAGATAATGGAGATAGCGCCTATCAGGTTTGGCTTGACGCTGGAAATACTGGAACTGTTGAAGATTTCTTTTTAAGTCTTAAAGGTGATAAGGGGGAAAGCGCTTATCAGATATGGTTAAATGAAGGCAATACAGGAACAGTGGAAGATTTCTTATTGAGTTTAAAAGGAGAAAAAGGAGATATGGCGGACATATCGATGACGGTAAATGAATTTGGAGATTTAATAGCAACAATATATAATTAAACTATGGCAACAACAATTAATTTAGGAAAAATAAGACCGTACGATGCTGGAGAGTGGAGTGCAACATACGCAGGAGGATATGACGTTTTAAACATTGTTACATACAATGGTGGAAGTTTTATGTCTAAAGTAACGGAAAACATATATCCCATAACAAATAGGACAAAGTGGATTCCATTAACAGATGGAGAAAAGATAATAGGCGCAGAAGAAGTAGTAGCAACCGACCTCAACGCATTAGCTGAAAGAGTAGCAGCTTTGGAGGCTGCATTTAGGAATATGGTAATAAGTAAGATAGAAGTTGACAGCATTGACGTTCTTAAAGATTTGAATTATCAAGGCAGACCGCTATTTATCGTGTCAAATGTAGCACCTGCGGTTGTCCCTGATGGCGTTCCGCAATTCTATATTAACACGGCAACAGGAGACCTTTATTCAGCAAAAGCAAGCGATGCAGTAAGTGATTGGATTTTAAAATAAATAAGATATGAAAAATATAAATAATTATCAGAATTTAGCTGCCTACACGGCAGATGTGAATAGACCAACCGACCAAAATACGGTAAGTCTTATAAAAGACGTTAACATTATCAAACGGCAGGGAGTGAATGTTATTGTCCCTACAATCTATTGCGCAGTGGGTGATACAGTCATCTATGATACCGTTGATTTGAAATATAAGGTTATCAAACAAGGGACGGTAAACAGAACTCTTCTTTTTCTTTCGTCAAGATACATCATAACTGGTGTTGTGGCTTCACGGACAAATACTTCGGCTTTGATAGACGCAGGGGTGCAGGTAAGCAAGCAATGGGCTGCATCATACAAAGTAAAAATGAGTGGATTCTCATTTGTTGCGGATGGAAGTTTTACTATAACAATTAATTCTACTACTACGGCAATTATTAATTATACAACAACTGACACACTTGCTACGTTAGCCGTAAAGATGCAGGACGCAATACGTGCAATAATGACTGCACATCCTGCCGGATGGACTGTAACAGCTTATGCCGACTATATAATTGTAGAACAAAATTCATACACTCCGAATGTAACTGTATTTACCTGTTCTGACACAAATGTAACTATAAATAAGTTAACAGGAAATTATCAAACAGCATTGACCGGACTTCAGACGCCGTCAACGAAAATTCACAGGAATGATGGAACTTTAGAATATTTTGCAGGTGCGAATTTTTGGAAATTTAAACAGTTTTATTCTGTAAGTGGAGGAGATTTGGTTAATCAGACTTTGACAAGTTCAGGTGTGATAAAAGAATCGAGGTTCAATGCTACGGACAATCCTATTCTGTTCAATTATTACAAGACATACGACAATTATCTACAAGCTAAAATGGTGAAGAAGTCGTATTCAAAAGGAGTTATTACGGACAAAAGCGGACAACTCAACACGCAAAAATTGGCTGGCGTGAAATACAATGACCATGACGGTACTATTTCACCTGCCTATCCCGCAGCGGATTATTGCAATTCATACGCAGTTGCAGGAACAAAACATCTTGCTGGCTCGTGGTGGCTACCATCAGTTTGGGAATTAGAACAAATTATCAGCAAGATAACTAACGGAATAACAGGCGTTGAGCTGGATGCTATGACAAAAGGATTTATCGAGGCTGGATTAACGCCTACAATTTTAGACCTAATGTATAAAAGCTCTTGTGAATATAATAGCCTGTATTCGTGGGTATATAATGGCATTACTGGTGCTTTCTATCATGCAATTGATAAATATTTATTGCATTTTTCACGTGTTATTTCAAATCTTATTCTTGAACCTTAAAACTTAAAGTTATGTATCAAAAGGAAATTAATGAGAAGTATCAGAAGATACACGAATTACGCTCTTATTTGAAATCAACGGATTACATGAATCTACGGCATGATGATGAACCGGACAAGGTGATGAGCGAAGAAGTGAAAGAAATGCGAATCAATGCACGGAATGAAATTAACGTGCTTCAAAGTGAAATTAAAGAGTTGGAAGCGTTGGAAGAGGAATACCTTAAAACAATAAATGCACATCCCAATGAAAATTACTGACAAAATGCTGCATTTTGGCATTAGCTTTTTAATCGTTTCAACCGTATTTTTATACTGCAATTTATTTGGTTTATCGCTCGTTTGGAGTTGTGTATTATCCAACGTGGTGGCTATCTCATTTGGAGTGGTGAAGGAGATAATCGACTTGAAATGGGATTGGAAAGATATATTGGCGGATGTGGCGGGAGTTGTGGCGGGTGATGTTATTATTGGAATTATACTTTTAATTAAATGAAAAGATATTTTAAATCAGATGATACCTATATTCAGGATATTGTTCTTCAACCAGGAACATATACTTTTTGGGCTTACATAAAAAGTGAGTTCGGGGATAAATATACCTTTGCTTTGGCCAATGAAGCTGATGAGTGGGAAGTCTTCGATGTAGATGTTCAACAAGGTTTATGGACAAAAGCATATATTATCTTCACAATTACCGAAAAAAAAGTAAAATTAAACCTGATAAAAAGATATTTCGACCCGTCTCATCCGGTATATGTTCTTAATCCACAAATAATAAAAGGAAACATTCCGTCCGATGCGGGAGCAAGTCCGTTCGATATAGACCAAATAACAGATGACTTGCATGATGAAATTACAAGTATATCTGATTTCACGAATGATGAGTTCGCCGATAAGGTTTTAAGTTCAGGAGAAAGAGTTTCCTTAAAGCGTGATTTAGAAACTGTAGAAGTTATCTTTCAAAGTCTAAAAGGAAGTTTTGATAAGTTAATAATTAATCCTTTTATATCAGCAGATGTCATAAATGACTTAATAACAAAATACAATGAAGTTGCATCGGCAAAGACAGTGTTTTTTGGTGTTATAAACGGTATCATAGATGGTGATGGTGTAATTTCACAAGATGAAATAGACAGTAAGAATGAAAAATTAGATGCACTTAATAATGCCATATATGAGTACAATATGGCAGAAAAGGAGATTGCCAACTCAATGGGGGAGGATTATACCCAGAAGATAGACGAGGCAATTGTAAAAGCAACGTATTGGTCAGTTAAATCAAGTTCACCTGTAATTTATAAGAATGCTTCCGATGCGAGCACAAGTGGTTCACACGTGCCTATAACTGTATCGGGTGAATTAAGAAGTGGAACAACAACTACGCAGGGAGGATTTATAACGGTTACGCCAAACGGAGAAACAGAGGCTGGTACAGCAACGGCAAGTCCTGTAACTATCGCTCCCGCAAACGGAGACGGAAAAACTTCATATACAGTCAGACTTTACGATACAGCTTCAAAAACAACGCTGCTCGACACGATGACTATCCCTGTCGTTTTCAAGGGTGCAAGCGGAGTGAATGCTATCAGTGTAGTGTTGAGCAACGAGGCAGATGTTTTACCTGCTTCACCAGAAGGAGTTGTTTCTGATTATTCAGGTTCTGGTACTACTATTAGAGTATTTGAAGGTGCAACCGAATTAGATTATGACGGAATAGGTACTGCTAATGGTAAATTTAATGTAACCGCAGGGGAAGATGAAATAACAGTAGGAACAAAAAGCAAAAGCGGATTAATGTGTATATTCGGAGATGCCTCAGACATGACTTCTGACAATGCCTCTATAACATTTATTATAACTGGTAAAACTCAATCGGGTGATTCGTTTAGTATTATAAAGAGACAGTCTTTGAGTAAAAGCAAGGCAGGAACTAATGGGGTTTCCATAACATTAGTAGATGTTGAATTTGCAAAGAATACAAACCCCACTACACCTCCAACGACAGGATGGAGTACAACATCACCCACGCTTTCGGAAGGAGAACAGCTTTGGACGAGAACAAAAACTACTTATTCAAGCGGAAGTCCTACTTATACCACTCCCGCTAATATCACCCCTAAAAAAGGAGATGTTGGTACTGGCGTTGAAAGCGTAACAGAAGAATATGCTATATCTACTTCTAAAACAGTTCAACCTACGACCGGATGGAGCACAACTCAACCCGCTTGGGTACAGGGACAATATATTTGGTCGAGAGTTAAGGTAGTTTATAAAAATCCACCTTCCACTGTTTATATGGGTTATGCTGTTTCAAGTGAATGGGAGGCTATTAATGATATTGAGATAGGCGGAAGAAACTTATTGCTAAACAGCAAGGGTAAATTTGTTGTGTCTGCCGAAGATACTGGTCAAGAAAGCGATAATTGGCAACATTATCGATTTTATTGTAATATGGCACTTAATGAGCAATATACTATAAGTGCCGACATAGAAATAGACGAAGGAAGTTTTACGCAGGTTACAGTTTATCCATATCCCGATGGTGTAAGTGCAAATGTTGATATTCCTTCAAATGGAAGGATAAAACACACATTTACAAAGACCAATGCAACGACAAATAGTGTGCTTATTTACGCCGGAATAGCTGGTGCTACAAGAGGAAATGGAATTTTTATAAGAGAAGTAAAAATAGAGAAAGGAAATAAAGCAACTGAATGGACGCCCGCACCCGAAGACGTAGAAGCTGATATTCTTAAAGCCGAAGGATATATGAAGTTTCGCTATCTAAGAGATTGGATTCAGGGAAGTTCGGTAGATAATAATAATAGGTGGAAGCGCATAAAAATTATAGATAAAAATGGATTTGATTTAGCTTTTAATAAACCGGTAACATCAAATGGAACATTCAATACTAATTATCCTGCATCGAACATTGTAGATAATAATCTGACAACTTATGCACAAATAGACGGAACATCACCTGCAACGCTGAATTACGTACAGGTTGATTTATTGCAAGTAAGAAATAATGTTGATCACGTTCAGATTCATCACTATCACGATGATGGGCGTACATTTAATTCAACAAAGACCGAAATATCGGAAGATGGTGTAAATTGGACTACTATATTCGATAGTGCTAAAAGCTGGACGTATAAGGAGACTGTTTACGGAAATACCATATCTTTCAGGACGCAGAATTTAGAAGCAACCATATTAAGGAGCGGGGCACTTTCAGATAGATTTAGTGGATTTGATGGGGGATTAGCAACGGCTGTTATCATGGAAATGAGAGAACCTTCGACCACGACCAGAGGTGATGCAACGGCTGGTTTGTCGGGAATAAAAGGAACGGATGGTGATTTACCTGCCTTTTGGGCTGGCGGAACGTATCAGAATGCATTGGACGGAGTTGCGAAAACAATATTAAACCATGATGGAAGTGGACACTTGGCTGGTGGAAATATATCATGGGATGTTAATGGGAATGCTGAATTTGCTGGGGCGATAGACGCTGAAAGTGGATATATCGGCTCTCTCGAAATAAAATCTGATGGATACATCGATTTGCCGCCTACATTTTCAGACCAAAAAGGCCGGTTAGACAATAGCGGATTAAAACTTATTTATGATGGAAGTAGTTCACAAAAGATAGAATGGTACACTGGTCTTGGAACGTTTGCTGGTAGCATACAACCAAATTATGACGGACATTTAAGAATTGAATCAAGTTTTGGAGTAAGAATTGAATCTGGTTATGATATTTATCTTGGATACGAAGGCTTGTTCAATGATATATTTATAGGGAACTCGTCCGCAACCATAAAATTTGGTGGAAGTAAATTAGACAACATTCAGAAAATAACAAATTTAGGATTTCCGCAAATGGCTTATTCAACATTAGCGATGGTAGATAATACAATTTATACTATTAATACAGATACCTCGTTGTTGGTTGTTACAAGTGCCGGGTCTAATTCTGGAATTTTTAAAATCAATGCAGGAGGAGGTGGTGTTTCTCCCACAAATGGAATGGTTAAAATTGTTTTAAATGTATCAACATCCATAGTAAGATTTAAGTGTACAACAGCGGGTTCAAACATTAAATACCATCAGATTAATCAAGAATTTCAATTAGGTGGAAACGCATTGGCTATTCTTGTATATTATGGCGGATATTGGAGAATACACATGGATTGGGGGCAATAATATTAAAAAATATAATTATGGAATTTAAAGAGCAATCTAAAAAACAAATAGTTGTTGTAAATTACGAAGTAATAAATAATGGCTATAAATATGATATAGAAGTAAATGGTTCATTGATTACGATGAAAATATACACAAATAAAGAAACCATTTTAAAGGATGGAAGTATGTCGTTTGAACAAAGTGCATTTCCTGTTGGAATTATTTCTTTACAAGATGGGAATAAAAGAATAGCCATGCATGGAGATATAGACGAACATATAAAAGTGTTTAATGAATTTATTAAAACATTATGAAAACAATAGATTTATCGAAACTACAAGTAGAGCTATTAGACGGCTCAACGATGGAATATGACCTGTCAAAAGAATTGGCAGAAGTGATATTTAAAAGTACACAGAGTTTAGCAGAACATTCGTTTTGTTTAGATTTATACAAGAATCCTGTAATTGAACTTACCGAAGAAAACAAAGCTATTATTGAGAAGTACGTTCAGGGCTACTTTAAGGCGTTTGTTCAGGTAGCATTTAAGAAACTTTTAAATGAGACTTAGTCATGCAACTATACATTAAATTCGGAAGTATAATAAAATTTCAAGAGTTACTCGATAAAGGTGATTATTTGAAAGGTGTTTTAAAGATACGAGGAATTAATGTTTACGAAATAACGACTTATGATATTTTTGAAATAATTAAGATTTTAGAAACTAACGGAGTAAATTACGAAATAAAATAATTATTATGAATTGGGAATACTTGGTATCGGCACTAATTGGGCTTATCACCGGAGGCGGTGTATCTTGGTTATTTAGAATAAAAGGAGATAAAGCAGGTTCAGAAGCAGACGCAATTGATAAAGCAGCAGACGCAATGAAAAAACTACTTGATAACGCAGAACAACAGCAGACTACTTTTAATAGAATAATTGAAGGAAAAGACAAACTTATTGAGCAGCAGCAAAATCTCATTGAAGGTTATAAAGTTGCACTTGACGAAGCAAATAAAAAACTGAAAGAACTTGAGTACAAGATAGCCGATAACGATAGAAAGATTTCCGGAATGCAAAAGATGATTGATACAGCTATAAATGATAGAAGAATAGCAGAAGGTCTTGCGTGTTTTAATGATAAATGCGAACAACGAAAACCAAATAGCGATGAAAACAAGTAACAACGGAATTGAATTTATAAAAAGGCATGAAGTATTACGACTGAATGCCTATAAATGTACATCAGGGAAGCCGACTATAGGTTACGGACATACAAAAGGAGTTAAGATTGGTCAGACAATAACAAAAGAAGAGGCTGAACGACTTTTCAGAGAAGATTTAATTGTAGCTGAAAACGAAATAAACAGACACAATCTCAATCTTAATCAAAACCAATTTGACGCTCTGGTAAGTTTTGTCTTCAACGTGGGAATTGGAAACTTTCAAACCTCAACACTATTAAAGAAAATAAAGTTAGACCCGAATAATGAAAGCATTGAAAACGAGTTTAAGAGGTGGATATATAGTGGCGGTAAGGTTTCACTCGGTTTAATTAAGCGAAGAAAAGAAGAAGCAGAATTATATTTTAGCAAAAACTAAAGTTATGAAAAAAATATTTATTGTACTACTTATTTTAACGACTTTTACAGCGTGTAAAACGAAAGAAATACTTGTACCAGTTGAGCATGTTAAAATCGAGTATAAAGACAAGCTACGCATTGACAGCGTGTATAATCGAGATACTATGTATCTATTTACAGAAAATGACACTGTTTATCTTCAATCTATAAAATGGAGAGAGCGTTTCAGGATTGATACAGTCAACCTTATAAAAGTTGATTCAATACCTTATAAGGTTGAAGTTATCAAAGAGGTAAATAAACTAACGAAATGGCAACAAATAAGACTGGATGCATTAAACATTATTGTTATTCTCATTCTTATATACGCATTGATTAAAATCAAGTTATAGCCTAAAATCATAAACAATTGATATTCAATAGCCACAGAAAACCCTGTGGCTTTTTTGTGTTAAATAATCTTAAATCATAGAAAATAGTTGACAAAATATTTGGATTGTGTAAAACCACGTATTATCTTTGCACTACTAAAATAATTATTGGAAAATAAAAACTTACAAATTATGAACTTACAAAATTATTACAAGTCTATTCCGGAGCATACATCTCCGAAGAGCAATTGGATTAGACAGACCGCTGAACGATTGGGCGTTTCAGAAGGCACTGTTAGAACATGGGTGTATGGGAAAAACCAACCACGTGATAGTAGAATTTTAAAACAATTATCAGAAATAACAGGAATACCAGAAAATGAACTATTTAATTAAACTAAAATGAAAACAAAATTTAATCACGAGACCGTATTTGACACGGCAAACAGACTGATGACGTTTATTATCCATCCACGTCTTCAAATTGTAGTCAATTTCAACGAATATGAAATCTCAATTATAAGAGATGGAGAAGTAATCGACAGAGAATGTTTCAAGGGAGAGCCATTTTCTTTAACAGACTTGGAACTTATTTTACAACAAGCAAACGAGGCAGCAGAAACTTTAAATGAATTTAAAAAGTAACTATTAAAATTTATAATTATGGAAAAAGAATTAAATGACAAGTTAATTGCCATACAAAGCAATCTTAAAGCACCTAAGAATCAATACAATAGCTTCGGAAAATACTCGTACAGATCGGCTGAGGATGTATTGGAATCTTTAAAGCCACTATTGAAAGAGACCGGATGTTCGTTAGTCATATCAGACGAGATTATTATGATTGGAGATAGGGTATATGTAAAAGCAACCGCAACTCTTTCAGATGGTAAGAATAGTATTAGTACATCAGCTCTCGCACGTGAAGAGACAGAAAAGAAGGGTATGGATGGAGCACAAATAACCGGAGCAGCCTCATCGTATGCACGAAAGTACGCTTTAAACGGACTATTCTGTATAGACGACACAAAAGACCCTGATTCTACCAATCAACACGGTAAAGACGAACCATCTACGGCTAAACCTGTTTCTAAACCACAAGATACGACTAAACACGACATTGAACAGGCTAAGAAAGCATTAGAACAATGTAATGACAACGCATCCGTAGACGCAGTTGTAAAGTTATTTAAGAATCTATGGAAAGACGAAGAATTTAAAAATTTAGTTGCGGAAGCAAGGGGGAGGATACAATGATAGAACTAAAGAAATCCGGAATAGTATTTAATCCGGAAAACCACACCTATTGGTACGGAGACAAACAATTATTCGGTATAACAGGAGTAATAGGGAGGCAATTATTTCCAAAAAAATACGCAGATGTACCCGAAGAGCTGTTAAGGAGTAAAGCCGAAAGAGGAACTGCAATCCACGAAGGATGTCAGATGTTTGATGATTTTGGAATCATCGATAGAGAAGAAGTTCAATGGTATGCAGACTTGAAGTCAGAAATAGGATTTGATGTAATCGAAAATGAATATTTGGTTACTGATTATGACTATTACGCTTCTGGAGTTGATAAGGTAATGCTAATTGACGAAAAAATCTGCTTGGGAGACGTAAAAACAACATCTACATTAGACAGAGAATATCTTAGTTGGCAATTGTCTATATACAAGTACATGTTCAACATACTAAACCCAGATATTGAAATTAGTGGATTATATGCTATATGGATTAAAGATGGGGCTAAACTCGTTCAGGTAGATGAGATTCAAAGAGAAGAAGTAATAAGACTACTTGAGTGCGACAAGAATGGAGAAAAGTACGTACCGGTTTCTATTGTACCGAAAGAGTACGAGGATGAGGCACTTGCATTAGTAAAGAACATCGCAGAAATTGCAGAACAAATAGATGCGCTTAGTGAAATGAAGAAACAATATCAGTCTAACATAGAAGAGTTGTTTGAAAAATTCAACATAACGAAATGGGAGACCGATTACTTCATCATTACTAAACGAAAAGATTCTGTCAGGGAGAACTTCGACACGAAGAAATTCAAAGAAGAACATCCTGATTTGGCGAAGAAATATATAAAAACATCACCAGTTAAAGGAGGAATAGTAACTCAACTAAAAAAACAAGATTGATTATGGCAGACGGAAAAGGATTACGGTACAACGAAGGTAAAACCCAACTTGACTTAATTCCACCATCGGTTTTAGAAGGACTTGGAAAGGTGCTTACATTTGGGGCTGATAAATACGGCGAAAACAATTATCGTCGAGGCATGAAGTGGTCTAATGTTATAAATTCTTTGTTGAGGCACATAAACGCATTTAGAGATGGAGAAGACTTTGATAAAGAAAGCGGATTATCACATTTAGACCATGCGATATGTAATCTAACATTCTTAAAAGAATTTCAACGTATCTATCCTCAAGGAGATGACAGATTACACGGTTACATTGACATGCCGACGGTTGGATTGGATATAGACGACGTATTGGCAGATACGATTAATTATTGGTGTAGTTATTACAACTGTGATGTGCCTTCTTGGTGGCATGATACCAATTTCTCGAAAGAAAGATTTGATGAACTAAACACGAATAAAGAGTTTTGGTTAAACATTCCAAGAAAAGTCAATCCAGATGACTTGGCGTTTGAACCAGTTTGTTATGTAACATCTCGTTCAATACCGAATGAATGGACAAGAGAGTGGCTTATTAAGAATGGATTTCCAGATGTGGAATTAATATCCGTTGGACATGATAAGAGTAAGGTCGAGGCATTAAAAGGTAAGTGCGATATATTCATCGATGATAGGTTTGATAATTTCGTTGAATTGAATAAAAACGGTATTTGCTGCTTTTTGATGGATGCACCACACAACCGAAGGTATGATGTTGGATATAAAAGGATAGTTGATTTAGGAGAATTTTTAAAATACTAATAATTAAAATTATGAAAAGTGAAAATTATCAAGAAATTTTTTTGGAATCAAAAGAAGATAATCAATTTCCAGTATCTGATATTAGTAATAATTTTTATAAATATCAGCATATTGAAAGACTTGGAACAGTTGAAACAGGTGGAATTGAAGTAGGAGAGAATCGGAAG